GAAGAAATGATAGACGTTTTGGTGAACACAATCGCTGAAACCCTTGGCAAATCGGTAAGCGTAGCAACTAAACTATAACAATGGCAATATCAGTCTTATCGGGGTCACCGCAAGCAGCGACCCCTGTTTACAACAAGATGCTCTTTAAGGTGAGTGGCTCGCTTACCAGTGGCACGAATTACCGCTACGTCTGCGATGTCAAAGACGCAGCAGGAACGACCACGCTGGCACGGCTCAAGTGCGACAAACTGCCGACGACTAACTACGGTTTCTTTGACGTGAGCAGGGTCGTGGAAACGCTTATCGCACCGCAAGCACCATCGACTGGCGAGCGTGGTCAGTTCTATGACCATGCTGGATTTTATTCGGGGTATCGCTTGGACTTTACGCAAGAGTACGGCTCAACGCCTGTGGTAACTGGTGCCGTTACAACGGTCAGCGGAAACATCGCCTTTGCAGGCAACTTGGAGGTCTTGGAATATACGGATTGGCTAAAAACGGTTGGAGTTGGGCAGTTATATCCATTCTATTTCAACGCAACGCCATCAAGCATCAAGGCATTGACAACCACCGCCGATGCGACCACATTTGTGACAAGTGGATTTGCGCAGGCTGACGTGGCCAAGGCGTTGAAAGATACGCTTAACGTGGTAACGCCAAATCAAGCTGGGTGGGTTGCAATAGCAAGTCCAATTGGAGATTATTGGACGGAGTGCAGAATTCAATACTGGAATGCAGATGGCTCAAGCATTCGGAATTATTACATCAACAACACAACAACTTCGGGAACGACTAACAACATCATTAGGTTTCCGTCAGGGCCAAGGAATATAAAAACGATTTTAGCTGCTCAGGCTTCGGATTCTTTTGCTGGCTCACACTTATTTCCAACCGCAGAAGGCGCAGGATATTCCGTGCATTTTGAGAGAAGCGGCGCAATGAGCGAGCCAATGTTCTATCGCATCGGCCCATGCCAGCGATTTAACTCCATACCCGTCCACTTCATCAACAAGTTTGGAGGGATAGACACCTATGCCTTCACTATGAAGAACCGCAAGCGAGCGAATGTGCAGCGGGATATTTACGGGTACAATACGGACGTTTATGCTACCCTCACCTATGACAAGGTTTGGGCAGGGTCATTTGACTACGTCTATGCACTCAACTCCGATTGGCTCACCGATGCGGAAAGCGAGTGGCTCATTGAGTTGGTTCGCTCCGGGCAGGTGTGGTTGGAATTGGATGGCCAACTCGTGGAAGCGGTGGTCAACGCCAACCAGTATCAGTTTGTAACCCGTAGGAACGACCAGCTCCAGCAGTTGCAGTTGGAAGTTGCCATCGCATACAAGAACAACATCCTATGAGCGTCACCCTGATTGCGTACCCGCTTAACGATAGCAATACCGAGGTTCCCTATGTCTTGGACACGATGGGCGGCACGGACGTTGCCATCACCTACAGCATCAGCGACATTGAGGATGTGACCAAGCGCAGGGGGTCGTTCAGCAAGACCATCACCCTGCCGAACACTCCGACCAACGAGCGATGCTTTGGCTTTGCCTACAACATCCAGTCCTTCGTGGGTGGCTTCACGCCGAACAAGAAGATAAGGGCGGCGATGTGGGAGGATGGCGTGCAGGTGTTCAGCGGAGTGCTGCAACTGCTATCGATGGCCAAGACAAGGGGCAAAGTCACCTACGAGGTTGGCCTGTTCACGGATGACGTGGGATTATACCAAGCCATCGAGGGGAATCTTCTTGTGAACACGGCAGGTGTTACTGGCATGAACCACACGCCAACGAGTGGCCACGTCAGCGGAACTTGGACGGCAAGCGGTGCGGCATCGAGTGGTTACGTCTATGGGGTCATAGATGCGGCGGGATTCACGGACATGATGAACCTTGACGGTGGTGGATGGTTTCAAGCGGCATGGTGGCAGTTAGGGCCAAGCATCTACGTCAAGAAGATGGTTGACTTAATCTTTAGTCAAGCGGGATACAGGTACTCCAGCAACTTCTTCAACTCGGCAACTTTTGGTAAGTTGGTGCTGCCCTATGCGGCAGGCACGATGCCTGTCAACCTTTCGGGGAGCAACATCTTTGCGCAAAGCACAGGAAATACTGCAAATTTTTCCGAATTGGTAGAACAAAAGGTTTCCTTTCCAAAGGACACTCCTGCGCCCTATTATGACAATAGTGGATATTGGGTCGCATCGTCAAGCACTTTTGTTGCCCCTTCGGTTGATACTCGCTGGAATGTTCGGGTGTCATTTACTCTAAGTGGTTCAGTTGTATCCGACAACAATAACATTTGCAGAATGGCAATTCGCAATCCTGCATCAGGAGGGAATTTTGCTACTGCTATAAATTTTAGTTTGAAAAAAAATGTAGTATCGGTTATAGATTTTAATAATGTCACAATACCTGCATTTTCTAACGCCAATATACAGTTTTTGGTTGAATGGGATGGTATAGGTGGTTTCACGCAAAACTTTACAATCCTATCAGGCGCAACCATACAATGGACTTGCCTTGAAAATCCAAGCAGTATCGGAACACTCGATATGCGGACCGCTCTGCCTGCTGACGTAAAGCAAGGCGACCTCCTGCAAGATTTGCAGAAGATGTTCAATTTGCATATCATGGCGGATGCTCAAGACCCAAAACTCTTGTACATCGAGCCTTGGGTGGACTTCTACGCTTCGGGCGTGGTGGACTGGTCGCAGAAAGCGGATGAGAACGCAGAGCAAATCCTGACCAACGGCGACCCGAACGCAAGCACCAACTTAATCTTTAAGTACAAGGACATGGGCGATTACCTGTCCAAGACGTACAAACAGTCCTATCCGCTCGCCAAGGAAGGCTACGGCGGCAAACTATTCCCAACGCAGAACTTCTACGGCAAGGGGGATAAGATTGTTGAAACATCCTGCGGTACGCTTATACCTGCATCGTTTACTACCGACAAGATTGTAGGTCGTACTTGGGATATTGACGGCACGCTTGCAAGCGGCACGGTCAAAAAATTACAAACAGGTTATCGCTTGGCGCAATACAACTTGGTTGAAGGACAAACCGAATGGGCTTATCAATATGGAGTAAGTTCTACTGTTAGCGGCAATGTATCGGTAGGTGTCGGCATTCTTCGGATGCCATTCGTCAGCCACATCGACAACCCCTACGCCCCGACCTTTGACCTTGCGTTTGAGATTCCTCGCTTGGTGTACTACAACGCCGTGAACGCAAGTGGCAGCACCATCAACTACACCAACAACAACCTGTTCAACAAGTATTGGAAGAACTACGTAAACGAAACGGTGAGCAAGGAAGCCTTGCAGTTGGAATTGACCATGATGCTCTCCAGCGTGGACATCTACCAGTTGGACTTCCGTAAGCCGATTTATTACGGCGGCATCCGATGGCGGTTGTTGGAGATTCGTGACTACCTCGTTGGGCAGATGAAGCCGTGCAGGGTAACGTTACGCCGCATCCTGAACCTTGCGGAGTTCGTGCCTGTGACTGACGTGCCGATTTACAGTAACCCTGAATTTTTGTACAACGGGCCGATTACCAGCGACCCATCCGACCCGAACTACGAACCACCTGTAAACCCTGAACTACCCTCCGAATAATGGCAGACGTAACTAAAGAGATTGCACTTGAGGTAAGCCTCAAGGATAGCACCAGCGCAGGAACGCAAAGCGCAAAGCAACGCTTGCGTGAAATGCAGAAGGAATTGATTGCCATGGCCGAAGCAGGCCAACAGGGAACCGATGCGTTCAAGCGATTAGAACGGGCGGCAGGAGAATTAAGGGATGAGATTGGCGATGTCAATCAGCGAATCAAGAACCTCGCATCCGACACCAAAACCATTGACGCTTTTGTTGGAGCGGTGCAGGGTATAACCGCAGGCTTCCAAATCGCCCAAGGTGCTGCCGCTTTGTTCGGCGATGAGAACGAGGATTTGCAGAAGGCGATGCTCAAGGTGCAGGGAGCCATGGCCCTTGCCAACGGTGTTCAGCAGGTGGCTAACCTCTTGCAGAAGGAATCGGCGGTCATGATGGGAATCAACACGGCAGCGACCAAGTTGTATGCCGTGGCCGTAGGTACGGCAACTGGAGCAATGCGAGCGTTTAGGATTGCCCTTGCAGCAACAGGCATCGGTGCGATTGTTGTAGTTCTCGGACTTGCTGCCGAGGCGATGGGGTTATTCTCAACCAAGACCGAAGACGCTGCCGATTCGCAGAAGGATTTGAAACGCTCGCTTGAGGACACCGCTGGAACGCTGGAATACTATGAGCGTAAACTCAAGGCCAATGGTGCAACCGAGGCAGACCTTGCAAAACTCCGCAGGCAGACGCTGGTGAACGAGAAGGCTGAACTCGACCGCAAGTTGCAGGAAGATGTGGCTCGGTATGGTGTTAAGAATGACAGATACCAGAACTCCCTGCGTCAAGAACTTGATTTGCTGAATATCAAAATCAAAGAGGAATCTCAAATCATTGATACCGATGCCAAGCAACGTGCTGACAAAGAGAAAGCGGATAGGGATAGAAGGAACGCTCAAAACAAGGCACAAGCCGACCGTGAAAAGCAGGAACTGAAGCAAAACACGGACGCTCGACTTGCGGAGCAGGAGCGGATTAAGTTGATTGAAATCGAGGGGTATTATGAACGGTTGGCCGCTCAAAAGCAATTCATTGCTGAATATGAAGCCGCAATCATCGCAGGGATGCAGAAAGAGGCGGCGTTGCGGATGAGTTCAACGTCTGCGGCAATTGCAAGGGATAAGGCCACAAAAGACGGGGAACTGCAACGAGAATCCGATTTGCGGCAAGCCCAGCAGCAGATGGCTGACCAATCGTTCAGCATTATTGGTGATATTATCACGGCAACGGCAGGACAAAGCGAGGAAGCCCAACGCAAGGCGTTTGATGTGGCAAAGGCGTCAAATATCGCTCAAGCGATTGTGAATACATACCTTGGGGTTACTCAAGCCTTAGCCATGACTAAAGTTGTGTTTCCTGGTCAACAATTCGTGCAAGCAGGACTGACCCTTGCCGCAGGTCTTGCCAACGTAGCGAAAATCAGGGCAACGCAATTTCAAGGAGGCGGTGGAGGCGGCACAGCACCAAGTGGCAACATCGTGCCAAGTGGGGGGAGCCAAGCACCTGCTCCTGCTGTGTTCAGCAATCCCAACGTAACCGACCTATCAGGATTTGGTGGAGGCCAAGGCCAAGGGATGCAACCCATGCGAGCCTATGTCGTGGAGCGTGACATCCAGCAAACTACGAGCAGGGTGCGGCGATTGTCCGAATTTGCAACATTGGGGTAGTCGCTACATCTACCCCTATGGAGTTACCTGTGTACCGAATGACCGTGGATGAGGTGGACGAAGGCGTGCAATTCGTGGCCCTCGTTGATATGCCTGCGATTGAAAAGCCTTTCCAAGCCTTTGCCAAGACCCCGCAACGCTTCGCCGAAACTGGAGAGCGCAGGGTGCTGACTGGGCCGCTCATGCTTGCCGATACGCCTATCTTCCGCAAGGATGACACTTACGGCGAGTATTACGTTGTCTTTGACAAAGCTACCATCCGCAAAATCGTGCAGAAGTACTTCAAGCAAGGGAATCAGCACAACGTCAACGCTTACCACAACGCCGAATTGGATGGCGTGTTCATGTTTGAATCCTACATCACCGATGCAGAACGTGGCGTAATGCCTCCCAAGGGCTACGAGGACACTCCCGACGGTTCTTGGTTCGGTTCGTTCAAAGTCGAGAACGACGAAGTTTGGGAGAACCGCCACGCCTTCAAGGGTTTCTCGGTGGAGGGCTTGTTCGGCATGAAGAACACAGGCACGGAACTTGAGGTCGCACTTGCTGGCCTTGCAGATGACTTAACCGCTTTTTTGCAACATATCAACCCAACCTACAAATCCCAATAATCTATGAATCTAAAATCAGCCATTGAAACTTTGCGGACTGAACTCCGTAAGTTCACAACCCAAAAGCAAGCCTTTGCCGACTACAAGTTGGCCGATGGCACGGTCATCCGTGTGGATGGCGACCTCGTTGCAGGTACTCCTGTGTATGTCATCGCCGATGACGCAACCCTGCCCGCTCCTGACGGCGAGCATCAAGTGGAAGGCGTTGGTGTCGTTAAGACCGAAGGCGGCAAAATCACCGAGGTTGTTGTAGCCGAAGCCCCAGCACCTGCCGAGGAAGTGGAGGTTGCCGCTGAAATAACCCCCGAAGTTGCGGGTGAAGTGGTGAGTGAAATCGCCGAAGGTTACCCAACTCTTGACCCTGCGATGGTTGAGGAAATCGTTAAGAAGCACTTGGTCAGCATCATGGAGGAATTGAAGGCCGCCTACACCGAACTCGGAACAATGAAGGAAAAGATGGCCGCATTTGCATCGCAGATGGAAACCATGACCGACATTGTCGAGAAGGTTGCCGAACTCCCAAGCGAAGTCCCCAAGCCAACCGCATCCGCCATCGTGGAGCAACGCAAAGCATCTGCCCAGCAGAACTTCAACGCACTCGCACAAGCAATTCAAACCCTCAAAAAATCCAATTAAACTTTAACCCCCAAAAACAAAGCCATGGCTTATTCATTCGTTTCCCCGCTGACTACTTACACCGAGCAGCAGCGCCTCCCCCTCATCACCAAAGCGGTCTTCGCCGCTCGTACCGCCTCCCTCTTCACAAAGCAGGTGGGTATCAAATCGGCTGCTGCGTTGAACCTCATGGACACCGATGCTGCATTCCAATCAGGAACTTCCTGCGGTTGGAATACGGCAGGTGCTGCATCAGGTGCGACCTCTTTCACCCAGCGCATCATCACCGTTGCGCCCTTGAAAATTCAAGAAGAACTCTGCCCTCGTTCCCTTGAGCAATACTGGATGCAGTCGCAGTTGACTGCTGGTTCATCTTACGATGGCGTTCCATTTGAGCAGGCGTTCTCCGAGCAGAAAGCCCTTCGCATCGCCGAGGCTTTGGAAAATGCAATTTGGTCAGGTTCTACTTTGGTTACAGGTATGCTAACCCTGTTGAACGCTGCATCGGGTACTGTCGTTCAGGCCAATGCTTCCAGCACTACTTGGACACCTATATCGGGTTCCACTGGTATTACTGGGAACAACGTCATCAGCATTTTTGACAAGGTGTACAATGACATCCCACAGGCCATCTTGACCCGCAACGACTTGGTAATTTTCTGCGGGTGGAATAACTTCCGTACCTTGATTGGAGCGTTCAAGGATAAAACTGGTGTAATGTACAACCAAGTGGATTTGCAGGGTCTTGCCGATGGCGACATCATCTACCCCGGTACTAACGTCCGTGTTGTTGCAGTTCCCGGCTTGACTGGTACAAACCGCATCGTCTGCTCCTACCTTGGGAACTTCTTCTACGGAACCGACTTGCTTTCTGACGAAGAGCAGTTTTCCATCTGGCATTCAATCGATAACGACTCTATACGTTTCCAAGCAGCCCTAAAATGTGGAGTGAATTTTGCCTACGGTGACATGGTTGTTGACTTCCGCTTGGCCTAAGTGTAAGGGGGGAGGGAAACTTCCCCCCGTTATTTTACTGACTTTAACCCCCTAAAATATACACTATGTCTTGTTCGCTCACTACAGGGTACGCCCTCGGATGCCGAGATTCTATTGGCGGCATCAAAGCAATTTACGTCCAAGCCTTCAACACCACTGGTTCGGTCAACACGAACGGCAGCGGAACGGTTACTGGATTCACAGGCTATGCGTCAGGTTCATTCTTCCAATACGACTTGACCAAGGCT